GACGCAGCAAACAAGGATGCAGGGGAGAACCTAGAACCAGAAAGGAGTTGCCCTCTAAGGGACACAGGAAGAGCAATAGAGGGCATATTAGTTGATCCTTAGATAACCAGAGAGTGAATACCAGTAGCGGTAGTCCCAGTTGATTTGATCCGGGTCACATTGGAACACGTCACATAGAAGTTAGACGGGAACGTTACTGTGCGATCAGTCCCGTCTACCGTGAAAACTACGGCGCCGCCGACAGTCACATAGAAGCCGATGACTTGGTTTTGTGCACTGATGCCCATGTTATCCGTGCTGTTGTTGGGAGTAACCGGGATCCAGTCACGAGCCAAACCAGACGAAAGATCAACGTAATTCGCTGCCATTTTTTCCCCCTATAATCAGACGGTTCTGGTGATCCGGAGTTGCGTTCCGGTCGTGCTGTCCCGCAACGCGACGAACGGCAGCGTGATAAGGCGAGACGCCGGACTTCCGACCGGAACTGCCGCGCCGTTGATCTTGATCCTGGGCATGAGAAGCGTGTAGCCCAGACCGGCAACGCGGTCATCAAGGACAATTGAGAGCGAGCTCTCGGTCTCGTTCAGGAACTTGTTGATGAGGACGGCGTCTTGATAGAAGACCGTCATCGTCCCCTCGAGCGTCGACATCCCGAACTCCATCTGCGGCGTCTGGACTGCGCCGAGAACGAAAATCGGGTTCAAGTTGTTGTTGAGCGTAAAGTCGATCGAGTTGACAAAGGCGATCGCGGATCCGCCCTCGGTGATCGCTCCCGAGAAACTGTCGAAAGGCTCGTTGTTCGATGCGGCAGTCAAGCTCGCGTCGAGTGGGGTCGCGCTTTGCGTGATGTTCCGGCCGATGATCCCGAAGGTCGCGGTTGTCATCTGGTTCGGCGCGATCGACATCTGCATAGTGTTGACCATGCAGCCCGTGAAGGCGCGATACTGCGCGACGTCCAGCGCGCCGTCCTCGACGGTGAACGATTTCACGGTCGTGCCTGTGTTCAGAATGTTCGATGCGAACGCCCCGAACAGCGCACCCTCAAGCAGCCAATCGTAATCGGCCGGACGCATCTCGACGGCGATGTCGCCGGTGACGGTGCGCTGTCCGTGACGATCAATGCGCGGCATACGATCTGCCGTGATCTGAGCCGACTGCACGCGCGTCTTGGTGAGGTCAAGCGAGTGCGTGACGAACGGGACCTCCACCATCGCGGGCGTTGATGGCGTCGTGCCATAAGTGCTCTCCGCGATATAGGCGAGCTGAGTTCTGGAGCCCTGTGCAAACGGCATTTCTAAGCCCTCCTGTTATGAGCTGGTGTAGGTGTACCACGAAATTGACACCGTGACGATATACCACGGCGTGTCGAGCACGGCGACCCCGCGCTCGGAATAGTTGAACCGCACAGTGACGCCGCCAGATGTCAGGCCAGTGTCGACTGTAAAGGCTGCACGGATCGCGTCAGCCAGCGCATCGGCACCGGACGGCCCCAATCCTTCCGGCAGATGCGCGGTAACGAGGAATGTCCCGTCGTGCCGGATCTGCGGGCTGGGCCCTCGAACGGCGGGGCGGCTTGTCACGGGGATGAGCGCCATGCGCACCCAAGCCGTGTTGGTCGTAGGCGTGAAGCGGACGTTCTCCCAAGCGCGGTTGCCCGACGAAGGGATCCCCGAGACGTTGGCGATCTGCTGTTCAAGCGCCGCGCGGATGTCTTGCATAACGGTCATGGGATCCCCGTCGCCTTGATGTTCTTGATCTCGGTCACGACGTCGGCGGCGATCGCTTTCGAGCGCGCGAGCACCTTCCGCAAGAACTGCGTGCGCGCCTCGACGAAGATCGCGTAGTTCGCGCCGTTCAGGAGGTAGACCGAGCCGTCGAGGTTCGCGAGTGCACCAGACTGCCCGGACAAGCGAGCGAGCGTTGCTCCCGGCGCGCCTGCGGTAACCTCGCCCGAGGAAGCGCCAGGCGCCCCAGTGAGTGTCGGGGAGAGGAACCACGAAGCCCTGAGCCTCCCGGTCTTCACTGGCGTGCCTTTGACGACCTCAAGCGAGAGCCGGTTTAGGTATTCATTGCGAGCCTGCGCGACTGTCACGCCGGCCTTCTTTGCGATCTTGTCAAGATCGACCGTGATCTGCTCGAGGATCTGATTGTCCGCCATCATTCCCTCGCTTGGCAAATGTAGGCGAGGATTGACGCGCCGCTCTTGATCGTCTGCACCGAGACCACCCGCACTGCATCGCCTTCTCCGCGCAGTTCGTCATCGATCTGCGGTGTTTTGGTCAGCGCCGTGCCGTTATAGGTTGCGGCCATGACTGCCTTGCGGTCGCCGCGTTGCACCAGCGTGCCGTCAATGTCGCGCGCGGTATAGCTGAGGAATACGACGCGCGCCGTTTCGTCGGCATTGGTCCCGCCAGTGATAGCGCCAGTTGCTGCGTTATAGCTGCCGCCGGATCTCGGGCGGCGAAATGTCAGATTGTAGCCATGCTCCTGGATGAGCGCGACGACATCTCTCTGCATCTCTGCTCCGGTCGGCATCTGGATCAGTCCTCGTCGACCATAGGATCGAAGCGCGGCGGGTTGCTGAACTGGTCGACCCGGAACGCCGAGGGGACGCGATCGAGGTCATCCTCGACGCCCGCCATCTCGCTGATTGACATCCCACCCGCGACCGGCACGCCAAGTCCGACGGATCCCAGCCGCTTGCCCTCTTTGATGAGGCGAACGGCGAGCTCTGCATATTGCGTCGCACGCTGGGAATAGGATGACGAGACGCTTTCGATGCTGGTATCGACCAGCCGCGCATATTTGCCAGACAGCGCGCGGCATATCAAAGCGCTGCCGTTGTAGATGTCATCAGCGGCCTGAGATAGCCCGAAGGCGATCTCTTCGTCGCTGACCTGCTGATCGGTCGTGTCGGTGTCACCTACGAGGAGGCGCACGGCATCGCGCCGCGTCGCCGAGGACGTTGTGCCTGGCGCTCCCCCGTAGGTCCACGTCATTCTGCCACCTTTTTCGCTCGAGCCTTCTTGGCCGGTGCGGGATCAGGAACGTCCTCGGCCAGCTTCTCGCCGAGACCTTTGTCTGTCAGATCGATTGCTGGATTTCCGGGCGCGTAATGGCGGACCTTACCCGCCCGGAATAGGAGCTCGACCTTCTCTGCGGCAATCCCGAGGGACTGCCAATCAAACGCCGCGCCTCTGTTAAACCGGCGCCCGTGAGCCACGAACGAACGGAACGCAAAGAGCGGATCCGACTTCTGGAAAGATCTCTGCTCGACTTTCATCATGCGACGATCGCGTCCCAGAAGAAGCCCAGAGCCGAGGAGACGAGCTTGTGGTCGTAGTGCGCGCGAGCGCGAACGACGTCAGTGTCCTCCTCATCGCGACGCTTGGTGTCGACCACGAAGCCATACTCGTTCGTGCCACCCAGATAACCGGCCCACGAGAAGGTATAGCCTGCTGCCGGGGTCATGATACCCGGCGATGGCGGACGATAGGTCAGGAGGCACTTCTTGCCCAGAATGAACGAGTGAGCGGCGGTGTCGCCCTCTGCTGCGGTGTTCTGGATTGCCTCGCCGACCATGACCTCGTCGACCTCGAAGATCTGCGCGAGCAGGTTCAATGAGGCGATCGAGGGCTGCGAGGTCGTCGCTCCGCCGTTGATGCGGCCCTGCACGTCCGGGTGATCAATCAGCGCCGAGTAAACTTGACGGCCCATGACCATCACGTTCGGCTTGATGCCGGTCGACCCAAGGATCGTGTCGATGCCGACGCGGACGTTGCCGATCGGGTCGCCCGAGGTGGTGTCAGACCACTTGATGACCTGCCCGGACGATGGCGAGGAAGCGACGCCGGTGATGTCGGTGCCCCAGAGAGAGGTCGAGAAGAACGACGACGAGAAGTCGGTCTCTTTCTGGATCAGCATCTGGTGCGTCGCCAGTTCGGCGGCCGCGCGAGCGGGATCCGCGGCCGGATCTGCGTTGGCGCGGATCTGATCTGGGATCGGGATCGCGACGCCATATTCTTCGCAGAAATAGCTGTCGTTTGAGAGGGCATAGCCCACCTCAGACACGCGAGCGCCGGCTGCGCGCTTCTTGGCGCCGTTGCGGTTGAAGTGCGAGCGATCGAACGTGAAGTATTTGTCCGACTGCTTCTGCACCGGCACGTTCTGGAAAACGCGCGAAGCGACGAAGCTCTGCGGGTTTTGAAGGAGCGCCAGCGAGATGTTGGTCAGGGCTGCGTCGATGTGGAACGAGCCAACGGTGGGTTGCGGCATGATCTAAATCCCCCTGCCTTATGCTGATGCGCCGCGCGGCTGGAACAGGATCTCGATGATCCGCCCAGTAGCGCCGGTTTCAAGAGCCGTGCCGAGGATGATATCTCCGGTCGCGGGATTGACTGCGGTGCCGCTGGCATCCGAAGCCACAGGACCGCCACGGGTGACGACGCCACCGCAAACGACCTTGACCTTGCCAGCGATCGCCACGAGCGCAGCGCGCCCAGCGGCTGCGGGAGCGTCTTGAAGGACGCCGTCCGCATCGAGCCCGTCACCGGTGGGGTCAATCTGACCATCCGATGCGACGGAAACGAAGTAGAACTGCTTCGTCGAGAGGTCTGCACCAGCCTCGAGCGTGACGCAGAGCATGTTGTCTTGGGTTGCCATCTCGCGGCCTCCTTACTGCGCGTTGTTGCGTTTGGCGAAGAGCTCCGCGCCGCGTCCGGATCTGGTCACATCAGCGAACGCTTTTGCGAACGTGACCTTATTCTCGGCGGCAAAGTCTTCGGCCATCTTGTTGAGCTCGGTCATGGCGTCGGTCTCTTGCGGAGCGACGGTGCCGAACTCGCGGGTCAGCTTAGAGGCGACTGAGTTCGCGCCTTTCAGCATGGCGTGAGCGGACCTACGAATGGCCTCGTCCGCAATCGCGTCGATCGCTTTGAGGACTGCGCCCTTCGTCACCGCGTCGCCTGCGAGGTGCGGGATCTCGGCGGTCACCCGCTTCGTCAACTCCTCGGCTTCGAGCTTCTTGTTGACGGCCGCCAGTTCGTCGGCCTGCTTGGAGATCATCGAAAGGACGCTTGCAGGAAGCGCGCTCTTGAGGATCATCTCGCCGCCGACCTCGATATAGTCTGCGGTTTTACGCTTTTCGACGGTGACGGCGGCGTCCGCGATCTGGACGACGTAGCCCTCGCTCTCAAGCGACTTCACAAGCGCGTCGACCGAACCTTCGAGACGCTTGTTCGCAGCCTCGAGTTGATCGAGGCGCTTCTCTTGATCGGACATTGAATTGCCTCCTTTGTCCTGATCGCCGGTCGGTCCGGCCCCCTTGTTGCGCCTCATCCGCGCAACTTGCTCGCGGGCGTCGGCCTCTGCCATACCCCCGGCGATCAATTCTTTGATTTTGTCCTCGTCCGGCATGACGTCGCGCTTGAACATGACGACGCGGGCTGCAGGGTTCGCGGGTTCGTCGACGAGCGAGAGCTCGATCAACTCGAGGTCGGTGACGTTAAACGGCATTTCTTTTCCCCATGCCTCCGATGCTAAAGGCGGCAAGTTCTCCGCTCTTAACCCTGTTCCATACACTATCGTCGTGCACTTTAATAGCCACGATCCACCCCTCAAGCGCAGAGTGCACGCCCAGAGCCTCGCCCAGGGCCTTAGTGAGCGGAAAGGAGTGGATGACCTCCCCGATCTGTGCGCCTTCGTGCATGGCCTTGGCGACGCGGACGTCCTCCATGAATCGATCAGCGGCCTTCGTCATGACCTCGGCCGAGATGATGTCGCCCTGCCGATCCACCATTGGCTTGCCGTCGACCGAGACGACCGAAGCCCAGCCCCAAACAATTCGCGCTTCGTCGTCAAGCTTGATGATTTTCGACGCGCGCTTCTCCATCGTGGCATCCATGATCGCGCCAATCGCGGCCTCGATCACGGTCTCGATCATCTCGACGGCTGGGTTCTCAACCTCGGCACCGTCTTCGGCGATCATGCCGGTCTCGCTGACGAAGGCGACATAGTCCTCATGGGTCGCGCCAGGCATGTAGAACGCCTGCCCGTCTGAGCCCTCGGTCATATGCGCGACCAGCCCAAGCCCGAGTTGATGAGCGCGCTGCACGGCCTCTATCGGCGTCGTGAAGACGTCGTCCGAGATCTGCCGCTTTTCGATCTTGTTCATCTTGGTCATCTCCGAAACAGAGGTTCCGCTTTCCCACATCCGGCAAGACCAATAACGCGCCGAGGTCTTGTCGGTCGCCGTGTCGCAAGAGTGCCGCGAGCGGAAGTTGGCGCGGGCTTCGGGGTCGTCTCGGCGGATCTCCATCTTTGGGTCGCCAAAGGTCACTTTCTTGGTCCGGTCTCCGACCTTGACGTAGACACCGAACTTTTTGCTCGCGCCTGCCGGAAGCCGGAATGGCTTGTCGAGCTCAACCGTGCGCCCTTCATAGTCGGCCTTCGTGATATTGACGGCATCAATCTGCATCTTCGATCCACCCATAGAAGCCTGCCGACGCAGTCGCAGCCTTGTCTGTCGTGACGCGAAAGCCGACAATCACCCCCGCTGGGAATGCCGCCAGTGCACCATCCGCAAGCGCCGTCGTGTTGTCTTGCAGTTCGATTGTGCCCTGTCGAAAGAGAAGCCCTGAAGTCTCGAAGCGGTCGACGCTGCCGTCAAGGTTCGCGATCACGGATGCGACGAACGATATTTGCACCTTGGCTGCGGCGCTACCTGAGTTCGCTCCAGCAAAGATTGAATGCACGATCAAACGCTTGCCCGCAGGAACGCGAAACGCGGTGCTGCGCGTGGCGCGCGCTTCTGCGTCGAGGTATTTGTAACGTGTGCCGCTATTGGTGACAGTGATATTCCCGACGACGTGCTTTTCAGATCCAAACGTCAGCCCGGTCAGCTCCCCGACCCAGCGCACATTGGTCGCCGTCGTCAAGACCGGCGTCGTGCCGTTCATCGTCACGATCTCGCTCTGCGGGTTCAGATCCGCGTCCAGATAGTTGAACCGCAATGTTAGAACGCCCGTGCCTGCCGCGCCGTCCTGCGCGCTGGTCGACACCAGCGTCATCTGCACGCCGCCAGCGGGCGCGACCGACGGGTCTTTCACAGTCGACCCGGGAAAGATCATTATGTCCGTCACCGCGCCGCTGGTCGTCAGCGTCCCAGTGACTGCGACCGGCTGCGCGCCATCGACGCGCCCGCGCGTGATCTCGACCTGCTGCGTGAACATCAGCCGCCAGATCCGCTGCGACCAATCGCGCACGGGCTTGATCGTCTTGGTGTATCCGACTTCCGTCATAGCACGCGCCCAAGCTCTGGTTCCGGTCCTGATATGCCGTCGATGAAGTCGGCGTCAACGATCGGGCTGCCACGCAGGATCGCACGATCCATGAGCTGCGGGAGCGCGTAAAAGTCCGCGTCGCCCATTGATCGCATGTCCGGCATTTCTCCCGGAAACTTGACCGTATATCGCTTCATCGCAGCGCGGAGCCGCAAGGTGAAGTCGTCCATCATTGCAGCGCCTCCTTCACTAACTCCTCAAATATCTTCGACGTGCGCGGAAAGAACCGTACAAAGACCGCATATTGCGTCGGGTTGCCGCTCGTCCACGCCTCAAACCAGTTTGCGAACAATTGTGCAGATGTCCCGACCCCATACTCTCGCTTGCCGAGTTTGTGCACGAAATCGCCGCCCGGAAGTTTAGCGCCGTTTGCGGTCTTAGACCACGTCCGGAACTTGGCATAATAACTCGTCTTGTGCCCGAAAGCATAGCCGATCTGCTGCAAGGTTGATGCCCCGATGCTGTCCGAAAGCCCGACCAGAGTGCCACCCCGCCGGAGCGACGAGAGCTCCCGCATCAGCGTGTAGTGGTCTTTTAGATCATAGGCAACGAGGAACTGCACCGCCTCTTGGACGATCCGCATCGTGTCGAAGTCCTTCTGCGGTTGGATGCCTGGAAGGAATGCGATCCCAGGCGCTAGTTTCTTCGCGTCGGTCAACGTCATCCCGCGCTTCTCAAACTCGGCTTCCAGTTTAGCATAGGCTGCGGGAGCGTCATCTATGCCTCTGAGCCCAAGCCGGTTCAGGATCTTGTCGCGCTCGGCAAGGACCGCGATCTTCGCCGTTGGGGAGCCCTGCGTCGGCGTTGCTTTCCAGTTGTTTGGGACGGTCTCAATCAAAGACTTGTCGAGATCCTTACCGTCTTCGGCGATCGCTGCGAGGGCGCGCCGGGAAGCAAAGCCTCCGAAGGCGTTGATCTGGCTTTGTGCAATTCCGGCCTTGGCCAGAAGATGCCGGCCGATCACGGCGTCGATATGGTGCCCATATTCGTGTCGCATCGTTGTTTGATAGTCCGCCGATGCGGTGTCGCGGTTTGACATCGCGATCCGCAGGCTTTGGGTCTCGTGCCACGCGCCTGACTTGACGAAGGTCACGCCACCCTTGAGGTTGCCTAACTTCTCAATGATTTCCATGCGGTCCGGGTCTGTCTGCATGAAGGCAGGCGCGACGTTGAGACGCTCGTCGGTGCTCTTGTTCGCCCAGACCCTCCGCCGCCGCTCTTCGTCGGTCACCGCCGGGAGGGGGCGATTAGCGATACGAGGCGGCGACGGAGGCGGCGCGGCCACGACCCCCGGTGAGGGAGACGGGAGCAGGCCGCGATCTATGATGCGCGCAAAAACAGCGCACCGACATTGGATCGTGTTTGCCGCGAGCGCGCTTGGGTCGCCGGGGTAGAGGATCGGCCCAAGCGGACTCGTGAATGTTTCGGCCTGCCCGACGCCGCGCGGGTTCATCTGCGGGATCTGCAAGTGCGAGTTGCGGACGTGCCCGTCGCCGGTGTGGATCCACGTCCGGCGAACCTGCCGAGCGTCGATCTGCCCCTTGTTGATCATGTCCTGGAAGAGCTCCCACTGCGCCCCTTGCACAGCGCGGATGCTCTCGGTCCGCGCGATGACGTTCGCGCGATACTTGACGTATCTGTCCCGGTACCGATCAACCAGCGATCGTACCTGCGCATCGGTGAGCGCCTTGTCGTTGCGGATCGCGCGCCCAACGGATGCGTCGCTGCGCCGATCGCGGAGCTTGCGATCCAGCGCCTCCGGGTCAAGCGCGCGCAGCATACGCTCGTAGTTGTTGACCGCCGCCTCTTGACGCTGTGTCAGCCCGATAGATCCACGGATCCGGCGCGCGATTGCAAACGGATCGTCGCCCGCAGTCGTGCCCGATTGGAGCACCTGCCGGATCGTGTCGCGCGTCGTCTGGTCGATCTCGCGGATGCGCGTCGACGTCATGGTCAAGGCGAACTGCTCAAGGCGCGGGTTGAGCCCGACCGCAATCTGGAAGTCCTCCTGCGCGCCATTTACGATGCCTTGCGTGTCGCTGGTGGCTTTTACGCCTGCGAGGACGGCCTGTTGGATCGCTGCCCCGTAAGGTTGCCACTCGGTCGACGTGAAGTGCCCCGCGAAGGCGTTCTCCAGCGAGACGAAGTCGCGCCTTTCGATCATCCGGGCAATCTGCTCGGCCGGGACGCGGGTCCGGATCTGCTCGATCGCCGCGATGAACGCTCGCGCAATCTGCGGATCCATGCTTTCCGCCGCCCGCAAAAAGACGGCCACCGCATCGGATGCGGTCATCTTGCGGATCGCGGCGTTCATGCGGTGACGTCCAGTGCGAGGAACCTCATTCTGGAACTCCTTGGTCGAGAGGTGCATCAGGTGACCCGAGCAGATCCGGGTCGATCGTCTTCTCCGGGAAGCCTGCGGCGCGCCGGAGCGTGTTCTCGGTGTCGTCATCCGGGAAGAGCGGCATCCCTGCGCCCGATATATCGCGCACGAACGCGCCGAGCTCGGCCAGATCCACCGGCGCAATCTCGCCAAAGCCGACCTTTGGCATGACTGCCGGGTCAAACCCGTTGATTTCCCAGAGGCGCGGCAAGAGTTGCCGGTTCAGGACCGACGATATCGCCTCGGTATATCCGCTCGCCGCTGCGAGGAACAAGTCCGTCTTGCTCTTCGAGAGGGCGAACGATCCAGTGTCGCCACCGCCGAGCATCAGAAAGTCTGCCAGCACCGAGCGCGCGATGTTCTGCTGGTGCCGCAGGATCACATCCCCGGTCGGGATCGCCCGAGTTCCTTGCGCAGTCACGAGCCCGAACTCGACCATCGGGATCGAGGTCTTGGTGCCGTCGTCGTTCTCGTAGACGTCGGACGGGATCAGGATGAAGCCCTGATCGTTGAACTTGACGTCGCGCAAGATCTTCTTGAAGGCGTTCGTGAAGCCCTGTTGCGCGGCGCTTGCGCTCTCCCCCAGATATTCGGATGGGATTTTGCCGACCGGGATCCCGTTCATCTCGCGCTCGACCGCGATCGCCTCGATCATCTGAATATGCGATGCGTAATGGTAGGAGGTGAAGGCGTTGCGGAGGATCGATCGGCCGCTCGGGTCGTTGTTCACGGTTGATGTGCGGAAGTGCAGCATCTTCGAAGCCGGGATGTCGACCGATCCAAGCTTGAGCGAGAGCGCGCTCTGGCGCACGCCGGTGATCGTCCCGTTCTCGTCCGTGAGGAAACGGTCTATCGTCCACTGAGCGCGCGGCGCCAGCTTCCGGATCCCGTAGCGGCCGTCGTCAAACTGCGAATAGCGCGTCGGGTCGTCGGTTTTGCGTCCGGATCTGATCTTGTAGACGACCTCAAAGACCGCAAACCCAAACGGGAGAAACGTCAGCACCTCGGCCAGGAAGTCGTCTGTCGTCCCATCCATGTCATCGAAGCATTGCTCGACGAAGATCTGCCCCTCCTTCGCCTCTGGGCTGTCGTCTGCTGCCTCAACGCGAAACTCTGCCGCGCGCAAGAGCATCTCAAACGCCATGAGGATCGCGCCGATTGTCGGGTCGTTGTCTTTCATCTCGCGAAACGTTCGCGTCGCGTTGATTCCCCGGAGCTTCGGGAGAAACTCGTCCGGGCGGAGCTGATCGTCCCGGCCGTAGTTACCGGCGGCGCCGAGCTCTCGGGTTGCCGTCGCCTTCATTGGTGCTTTTGCCATCAGACCGGCCTCGCTTTATTGCCCACATGATCCCCGATCACGAACAGACCGGCCTTCTTCTGCCGCTTGGGAGCGACGGCATTAAAGCCCGAGCTCGCAGCGTCTGCCATGTCCTTATACACGCCTCTTGGGAAATGTCGAAGCTCCTCGATGAAGTCTCTGTTCCACGGACCGACGACGACGTCGACGTTCCCCGCCTCGATCTGCGCCGCGAGCGGCTCGGCCCGTGTCTCTTTGGATCCGCTCTGTGGCTCGATCCGCACGCGATACCCGGCGAGCCTGACGGTGAAGTCCCGCGCCTGCGCCTTTCCCGCCTGTCCCGGATCCTGCGGCAGCGAGATCGGGACATCGTCGCCGTCAAACTCGGCAGCATCTGCGACCATCTTTCGCACGCCGTCTGGTCCGAGGCGTGCCCGCTTGACGTCCGCGATGATGACCCGGCGGGCCTCGACGCGCCAGCCGACGAGAACGCCTGCGGTGTATGCGCCTGCGCCGTCCGTCGCTGCCAAGTCCCAAGCCCTGCACCAGTTGATCTCTTCGTCGGGCACGGCGTTGATCATCCTGATGTTGTCGACTTTGAACAGCCCGCCTTCGCGCGGCGTGGGGCGCTGCTCAAGTTGCGCGGAGGATGCGTATGGGCCGAGCGTGTGGACCAGATCAGCCACTGCCTGCGCCGAGAAGCGCGCGGGCCACATGAGATCACCGTCCTGCGTGCGAGGATCCTTCCAGCCGATCGATGTCGTGCGTGATCTCGCGCTGTCGTAGTGCATCGGGATCATGAGGTGCTCGTAGCCCTGCTCGATCGCCGCTGCGGCGACGTCCTCGTGGTGCACACGCTGCATGATCGTGACGAATGCGCTGCGGTCCAGATCGTTCACGCGGCTTGGTACGACCTCGCGGAACCATTGCAGCGTCTCACCGCGGATCGCGTCGCTCTCGGCCTCCAGGATGTTGTGCGGGTCGTCGATCACGAAGACATCGCCCCGCTCGCCCGTCGCGCGCCCTCGGACAGAGGTTGCCATCATTGATCCGGTCTCGGTGTTCGCGAAGTTGACCTTTTGCGCCTGGTCATCCGACAGCCGCACGCGCGGGAATAGACGCTGATAGAGCGGGCTCTCGACGATCATCTTGGCGCGCCGATTGTCACGCGCTGCGAGCGCCTCGGCGTAGGACGCGCCGATATACCGGAGCGACGGCTGCGAGATCCAGCTCCAGGTCGGCCAGAAGGCGCGCGTGAGGAGCGACTTCATGGATCCCGGCGGCACCGTTATCAGGAGCTTGCGGATCTCGCCCCGCGTGACGGCCTCGAGGTGCTCGGCTATCGCCTCAATTGGCCAGCCGGTGACGAGTTTGCGGCCGGGTTCCAGCACCGGCCAGAACGTTTGGGCGAAGTACAGCACCGAGCGCCGGCATAGCTCCGCCTCAATTAAGTCTCGGTCCGCCGTCGTGATCTTGGGGAGTTGCATCTGCGATCGCCTTTGACAGTTCGAGGAGGGCTGCGGTCGAGACCTTTGAGAGGTCGACGGTCTGGATCGGCCCGCCGGCTGCGCCGGTGATCTCGACCTTCTGCGTCTCGGACCAGCGCATCTGCGTCTTGGTCCACCAGATCATCGCAGTGACGTCTCCATTCATCGCCTTGGTGTATAGCGCGCCAGCGATGTCCCAACCCGTCTGAGCCTTGCCCTCGTCGAGCTCGAAGCGGAAGTGATTGAGGAGCGTCTCGAGCGCGATCCCGCCCCGCACAAGCATCCGGATCTGGTTCTGCGGGAGCCCGAGGCCAGAGAGCTTCTTTACCAGATCGCGCTCCTCCCCCGTCGGGACGAACGGCGGACGGCCGGAGCCGGGCTGCGGGCCGCCGAACTTGCGCTTCTTTTCTGCTGTCGGTTTAACTGCGGTCATGGGGTTCTCTCTCACCTGTAGCCTGCGGCATGATACGCTAAAAACGAAGCCTGCGCCACGCCGTCGCGGGCTTGATCAAGGCGCTGGGTCATGCTGGCGCGGCGGTGCGGGCATTGGCATCCAGTGCGTTGGGTTTGTGATGGTGTAGGGCCACCATGCGCCGCCGTCGAAGTCTTCCCAGAACCCCGCGTCGATGATGTATCGCGATTGCGCCTCGGACCACGATGCGAGGAGGATCGTCCCGACGATCGGCGCCGTCTCGATTGGTTGCCATTCGCTCATGCTGTGATTCTCTCCTGATGCAAACAATGGTGGCAGATCACGTCTGCCTGTGTTGCGCTGATGATCCTGACCACGAGGCAGGGCTCATCCGATTTTCCTCGCCACGGGCTGCAAGTCGGGCATGGCTGGCGATGGTAGGTTGCGCCTGGCTGCGGAAAGATGCCGTGATAGCCCAGTTCAACGGTGACAGGCCAAAACGCGGGCGCTACAGCGTCAAGTTGCCCTTGGGTGGCCGGATGTAGCGGCGCGGGGCTGCATGGCCCCTCCTGTGCGCTCTGGCGGGCGGTGTGGGTCATGGCTGCACCAAAGCGGAAAGAATGCGCGTTTCGTAATCCGCTTGGGCTGCATCTTGGGCTTCCGACATGGACGCGACGTCTTGCGGCTGAATGATGATCGGATCTTCATGATCGCCAAGTTCGAGGCTGGCAAAGAACGCGCCAATCTCGTCATCCCATTGCGCAAAATAACAGCCCCACGGCGTTTTGGCGCAGAAGATGTTCCCTTCGTATTGCTTCCACTCCAGCGCCTTGACCTTTGGCGCATCCGACACTTGCATGGCAGCGGTCAGGCTGCCGATGATGTTCAATGCGGCTCGGTGCGTCAGGGGCACGGCGCAGAACTCCGCCCCGTTGCGCCAGACGTGCAGCACGGGTCCCGGCCGTATGGTGACGATGTTCTGCCAGTCTGCTTTGATCGTTTCACCGTGGCTCATGGCTGCACCCCGGCGACCAAATAGCCGATCTTACCATGCGCTCGAGCCAACGCTTGCTTCGCTCTTAGTCCCACGGCGAACAGCGCAACGCCGTGGCCCGGTGATGCACCAACTGTCCCGTCTGGACGCTCAAACTTGACCTTCGGTGCGACGAAGAGAACCGCGTCGCATCGCTTCAAAGCATCTTGAAACCAAGGCGCAGAAGTCCGATCCGGGGTCAATGCAATCCCGTTGCCATGCGCAAAGAACTTATCCAGCCAAGGCACCAGCCCGTTACGCGCTCCAAACGGCGGGTTCATCCACACAAAGCCGCGCCAAACAACCGATAGGCTATCGCGGCTTATCCATTCGACACAAGGCACATGGCGCGGCCCTGCGGCTGGAGCGGCAACGTCAAGGTCAAAGCGTTCCGCCAATGCAGCAAAGATGTGTGATGGGGTATACCATTCGTCAGATTGCCCTGCGGCTTCCCACGCGCTCATGCTTGCACCTCGGGCCAGATTGCGAGCGTGTTGCCGTTTCTGTCCTCAAGTCGAACAGTGCCGCGTTTAGCATCCCGCGCCGCAAGGCGAAACTGGCGCGCGGCCTCAGATGGGATGCCGGAGTAAACTTCACGCGGTAAGTCGGTCTTGCGACCGGACCATCGCATGACGAAGTGCCTCACGTTGTTGACCATGTCGTGCGTGTCTCGGATGTTGCCTGCCTTCATCTCGCACCAGTCCGGCGTTTGGTCTGGGTCATCGATTTTGCGCGGGTTACTGCGGTCGATGTAGCTGCACGCTTTGCCTATCGAGCTGTAGGCGTTGAATACGCACCAATGGCAGTGGATGCGTGTGATCTCGTTGGTTTTTGGGTCCACGATGACCACCGGGCCGAATGATCTGTTCATTTGTTATCCCCTGTTCTGATGTAAGTAATATGATTGGCGGCTCATGCCTGCACCCCCGCCATTTCCAGCACTTCGCGGTATTTCATGCCGTACATAGTGGACACATCACCGAGGCGCTTGATTGGGTTTTTGGCCGCCAAGGCCCGCTTGATCGCGTCCGACAGGCCGGGGCGATATGCCGGTTCTGGCGCGGGCGCGGGATCTGCTTTGGGCTTGGAATTTGTACTGACGCCCGTGACCATCTGGCGCTGGCCGCCGACCGCGCGCCGTTCCAGACCGAATGCGTCCACCCTTGCGCGGATGGCAGCCTCGCCCATGTTGAACACCGCGGAAATTTTCCCCATGCTAACGCCTGCGATCCACATTTTCGTGAACTGTTCCCGGTCCGTGTGCTTGGCGCGGGCGCTCAGGGTGCCCTCCGGCTCGGGCCGTGCGATGCCCATCTTTGCCGCGCGCTTGGAGATGCAGGAGCGATGCAGTCCGACGGCCAGCGCGATGGCCTTGGGCTGCTCCCCCGCCTGCCACATTTTCGCAAACAGGGCCTCGTCGATTGGTTTCGCTTTTGTCATTTGTTTTGCTCCTAAAACGGGATCTCGTCATTAAGTTCTTCCGCAAGCTGGCTGCGGGGGCGGATGGCGGTGATGGTCGCGCCAGGGAATGCGGCGATGATGTCGCGCGGGATGCCGAACCTCTCGGGGTTCAGGGCAACCACGGCTTGCCGCAGGGTGGCGATCTTGACGCCGGGGTTGTTGCGCTCGGCGATGGCGACGAAAGCGGCATCCTCCACAAAGCCGTATTGATGGCCGTCGATTTCCATCATCCAGACGCGCGGGTCTGCGGGCTGATGACCGGCTGCGATGGCTTGGGCGTTCATGGCGTCCAGGCCCTTCATGCAGTTGGCAGCGGCGGCGGCAGTCGTAGCGGGATCTTCGGCGTCATAGGACGAATGCAGATGCGCAATGGCCGCGCCGTACTTTTCCGCCATTGCGGGCGATACCAGCGTGACGAGGCGGTCAATGCCCCAAATCGCGTCATACTTGCGGGCGAGGTTATCGAGGGGGGCGCAAGCCATGTCACACCTGATTTCTGCGGCACTAGCGCCGGGGGTTATCATGCGGTCCGATTTCTTGGCGAACCGGGGCGGGCGGGGTTTGGTGGTCATGCTTTTTGACCACTGGAAACGGACCGGCTGCGGGGGCGGGGAAACGGGGAAACCCCTAAAGGGAGTTTCCCCGTTTTCCCCGGCAACCACTCAGCATTGCCAAACAGGGGAAAAGGGGGAAAAGGTGATGTTTTCCGCGTTTTCCCCGGTATGTTGTAATGTGTTGATTTCATTTGTTATACTTCCTGTCTGTGCGCCAAACCAAGTTTTCCCCGGCACAGAAAAGCCCGCGATCCAAGGTCAAGGCGATCATTGCCTTGTTGAAGCTGCTCTTTGGGTCCGAAGCGGTAATTTTCCCCATGCTGATCCGGCGCAACTCAGCCTTTTCAACCGCCCAAAATGCGCCGGTTTCTGGCATCCCAACCCCGCCTGGGTTGGACCGCCCAAGCCCTTCCGCGATCATCTGGTCGAAGGTTTCCGCGATGAGTTTTTGAACACCGCCCAACCCTTTGGTCATCTTGACCTTGGCGGCGTGTTCTTCCTCGTCTTGGCTTTCGACCACGCAACTGGTGATTTCGTCGCCGTCCTGATCAACACCCAAGGTCACGTTCTTAAGGTTGAAGGGAAAGGTCTCGCCGCCCGCGTTGTCGCGCTGCTTGGTGACTTGCGCAGCCCGTGCGCCGTTCTCGTTGCCGACTTCGACCTCTGTATCGGTGGCGGCTCGTAGGCTGCTATGGCCCCGCGCGCCCCGCGCCGTGTCTTTGCCGGTGTGGTGTACCAGCATGACATGGGCTTGGGTGGTTTCGCGGATGGCGTCGATGTTGCGGATTAGCGCCGTCATATCGGCGGCGTTGTTTTCATCACCCCCGGCCATGATCCGCGAAAGGGTGTCGATCACCACCAGCACGGGGCCGTCCGGCAACCGCGCCTTAACCTCTGCCACCAGATCCACAATGTGTTGCAGGTCCGCTTGGCCGTGCAGCAGGTCAAGCCCCGCGCGGCGTAGGGCCATAGGCACGTCAAGGATGCCGTGGGATTGCTTGAGGGCCACAAAGCGATTCTTGACGCCTCTGCCGCCTTCTGCGGCCAGATATAGGACGGCGGCTTGTCTGATGCGCCGCCCGCGCCATGCCGCCCCGATGGCGACGTGATAGGCCAGATCAAGGGCGAAGAAGGTTTTGCCGCTGTTGGATGGGCCATAGACGACCGACATCGCGCCCATGTCCAGAACGCCCTTGATGATATAGGGGCTTTCGGTTGAAGCCTCTATGTCGTCGAACCATTCCAGATCGCTTGGCCGTGGGGCTGCGTCAAATTGTTGGTCTGATGGCGGCGGGGTGATGGCTTCTGGCCGCGCGTATTCGGTTGGCGTCCAGCCCTTACGCCTTGCCCCGTCGATGGCGGTCTGCACCTCTTGCGCGGTCTGGTCGCCGGTATACCCTGGCAGCGTCAATGGCTGCGTCAGGGCGTGTATCTCGGGGTCTGTCAGGCCCTTGGCGACGTAGGACGCGACAAGGCGAATGACGGCGTTGTGCCAGTCTTGGCCGCTTAGGGCTTGAATGGCGACTTGTTCGCGGTTCAGGCTTGGCCCCGTTCCGCCTGTGTCGATCTGGAATGCGCCGGGGGGCGCTGCCACGCGGGCAACGGCTTGCTGCGATAGCGTTTGGCGGGCGGGCTGCCGCGACCCGAATACGCGGGCCATCTGGTCCAGGGTGACGGGCAAGCGCGGCTCGCTGTAATCGGTGTTGAGGGTGACAAGTTCTGACACATAGCCGCGCGCCCGCTTTTGGGCGGCGGGATAGGTGATGGTTCCGGCCAATCGCATGATGCGGCTGGGGTTGATCACGGCGGGGTCACTGGCGAAATGGGCGGCGATTGTCGTTTGCATCGCGCGCCATTGATCGAGGTCATAACACCATTCGCTCAATTCCCAATAGACATGGGCGCGGGTGTTAGGGATTTTCCCGGTTGTGACCGCAGCGGTCCACTTCGGGCCGTCAAAGCGCAGCACATTCCCGGCAGCTATGGGGTCATCGCAGTCAGCCCAGAGGTAGCGGGCGGCGATAATGTCAGTGTCGCTGGCAGAGCCGCTTGACCGCTCTCGAATAGGGTTGCGCACGGCGTACGCATTGCGCCCAAGGCGGTTCATGCCAACCGCAAATTCTATCGCATCATCCATCCAATCCAGAGCAAACTTGCCGGATTGCGTTTGCATCCCCTCGCCTAGGGCGCGGATTTCCATCATGGGGCGCTCTGACAGTTCATGCCAATGCCGCGTCATGTATTCCAGATCGCGCCGGATGGTAGCAGGATCGGAGGGGAGGGTGGTCTTTGGGTCCAACACGGGCGATCCTGCTGCTAAGGGGTGGCTTGCCGCGCCCCGTCAAGGACGCGGCAATGGCATCAGAACGCGATGTCAGACGGAACGCTAGTAGCAGCGGGTGGCGGCGTGTAAGCGCGCACGGGCTGCGGCGCGGGGGCAACCGGCCCCGTTGCGATGACCGGGGCGTCAGCTTTCAGGCAGTCGGGGCGGGCCACCCATGCGGTGATGGTCAAGACGGGGATGTTGGCGCTGCCGTTGGGCAGGTCCTTCTTTTCCACGCCGGTTTGCTTGACCAGCGGCAACAGCAGCCCGTTCTGGCTTTGCGCTGTCCATTGCGCGGTGATCTGCTTGGCGAGGTTGGCGAAGGCTTCATAGGCGGCGTAGCTGCCCTGTTCCCACGTTGCCGACTTGCCGCCGCCGATTGCCATGCGAACCGATACGGCCCGCGTCCAGGCGAAAGCGCCGGTTGCCTTCTTGCCCTCGTCGGGGCGCGGGGTCTGCACCGCGGGCGAGGGATTCCAGCGGCGTTCCGGGGCCATGCCCTTTGCGCCGTCCTTTTCCCATCCGAGTTGCAGCGTGTCCAAGTCCAGAACGCAGCCACTGACGAACGCGGGCACAACGGTGTTGACCGATGATGTTGCGCCTTCCGGCTTTTCGCGCAGCACCCACGAACGGGGCGCAAAGCCCTTTTCGGCGCTGCCGTTGCTGGTCCACGAAATCCACGGGCCTTTGCTGCCAGTGCTTCCTGTGTCGATTGCAAACATGGTATCATTTCCTTAGATGCTGCATTGCAGCGGTTACCGCCAACCGGGCGGCGCGGTCGTTACTGGCCGTCCACTCGCTCGGCGAAGGCGGTCCAGATTTCTTGGAAAAGGCCGGGGTTTTCGCGGCCCACGGCCCCGATGAAGCGCCAGTTGAAAAGCATGTGATCGATCACCGTTTCCAGCTTCTTTGGCCGCTGCATGTCGCCGATTATGTGATGGGCGTAGGACTGCACAACCTGCCAATCCTCGTATTCGGCAGGGCATTGATCCCGCGCCCAATCGGGGATGAAGTCCTTGGCAGTTTGTTGCGCGGGAGGCGCAAATTGTCCAGTGTCAATTTCAAAGCTCATTTGATTTTCCCATGACCATACCAGGCGATCAAGGCCGCCTCGGCCCGCCCGTCATCCTTGACGCGCGCCCATTGATCCGCGTTGCCGGGGAAGATCTGGCTGGCCTTGTTGCGGCTTTCCGTTTTGAGCGGCCCAAGGTTAAGGGCCTTTTTCCATTCGCCAGGGCGCACTTCGTGGCATCCGATATCCAGCCAAAGCAGCGCCGATTTCAACGCCCCGTAGTTTTCCGCCATCACGGCCACGGTGGTTGTGCCGACCATGCGTGGGTAAAACGGCTTTTCAATTATGCAGCCGCGAACCACTGGCAGCGCCGCCAAGAGGTGATGGACGCCTGCGAGCGTGTCGGGCATGTCAAAGGTTTGCACGCTCATTTCGTTCTTGTCGAAAAGGCAGAATGCGCCTTTCCGCCCTGGATCAATGCCAAGGTACATCATATCGGCGCCCCCGGCAGATTTGGGATAGCCGGGGGCGCTTGGATCGCACGCTGGCATTCCGTGCCGCTCGGACGCCCGCTCATGCGGGAATAGGTTGCCCCCGGCGTTTTCCGGTTAGCGCCTGTCCGCGCCGAGGGTGTTCTGGGGTCCAATACAAAACCGCTGTTGCGGTTGGTTGCGGCGCGCATTGCGTCACCGATCCGGCCCCATGCCGAATGAAAAAATGGGGGCGAGCTTGCACTCAAACCCCCACAGGTAGCGGGGTTGTGGGAGGAACAACAGCCCCGCGCGGTGTGGGAAATGGTCACGCTGCACCTTTGAACGTGAAGCAATCGCGGGGCAGTGGCCGCCCTGCGTGGTTTTCGAGCATGTTGTACCAAGCGGCCGGCAACTTGTTGCCGTCCTCGGCCTTGCGGACGGCATCAATTTTGACGCTGACCAGATCAGCGACCGCTTGGCGACCGCCCAAGAATGTGATGATGTCGGATGCTGTTTTCATGCGCCCACAATACACGCCCCCAGTTCTCGGTCAAGGAAAAGAATTCCGTTGACGTGGAAAATGTTTCCGCATAGTGTTTTCCTGTAGAAACGCTACAGGGAAAACCAACATGACCGATTGGGTACAGACTGCACTGAGGAAACGCGCGCCGGAACTGGACGCGCTGCACATGGAAACGCTGGCCTATGCCATTGGGTCGACACTGAACGGGATGCCCGCCGCCTTCTTTGACGAGGTGGCAACCCTTGCCCGCAAGATGGGCGCAAAACGGCTGGCCGAGTTTCATTGCCGCGAAACGGTGCCAGCATGACCCACATCACACCCACGTTCGTGCGCATCGCCGAGGAAGAACTTGACCTCAGCCACGGCGGCGAAGATTTCCGCGCCTTCTTCGTGATGGACGATCCGCCCCGACTGACTGGCCTGATCCGCTACGGCGATGATTTGCCGATGGATCGGACGTACGCAATCTATTGGGTCGGCGCGGATACGGTGAAGCGGTGGGAGCAGGTCTGCGATGACATGCGCCCCGAATGGGAAGACGATCCCCGCGAGCAGGCGGGTTATGACGCAGCAAAGGAGGCACGCTATGCAAGCTGAAATCATTCACATTAAAGCCCTGACCGCCGCTGATCGGCTGTCGCAGGCCATTGCAGTCACATCGAAGGCGGTTGACGAGGGGCGCAGCTATGTCCTGCATGTGTTCCGCGATGGCAGCCTGTTCTGCGCCACGGTGACGCTCGATGCCGCGCAGGTGGCGGAATGAGTTCCACCATCATGGTTCACACGGCAGCGGCCCCAGTTGCGAAGATGGCTGATGCGACTACTTCGTGGCTACACTTCCCGACCGAAGGTGGCGGGTACGTCGCCATTTTCATGCCGTACCACGTCGCTGAGGCAATGGTTGCCGCATTCAACGGCGCTTCGGTTTGCAACATTGACGCCTTGATCGGCTTCGTCGAGGACGTCCGCGACCACAAGCCCGAGGTCATCAGCGGACGCCGCCGCGACCCGCAGGACGACACCGACGACCTGATGCCGCTGCCCGAGTTCGAGGCATTCCAGGCGGATGCTGAGAAGTTGGTAGGCAAGAAGCGGAAGGTGGCGGCATGAAATTCAACATTTTAAACCGCTGGTCTGGCGCAGTTCAATTCACTGCCGAAATTGACTGCGATGATGACGCGCCGACTTACGTGAAAACCGGCCTTGCGGTCCGGTGGGCCGTGAAAAACGGTGCCAGCCTTGTCGGTGCCAGCCTTGACGGTGTTCGTCTTGATGGTGCCAGCCTTGTCGGTGCCAGCCTTGACGGTGTTCGTCTTGATGGTG